AGAGCCAATAGTCAAATCCAAACTTGAGAAGAGCATAGCCTAAAGCAGCAGAATAGCCAACGATTGACATATAACAAAGCATAATGCTAACATCTTCAACCGATTGAGTTTTAATTGATTTGTATATCTGTGGCCAAAAGCAGCCAATGAAACAGATGTTATAGATAACACCTAAGAGGTTCTCAATAGATGTAGTCATACAAATCATTCCAGTTCTTTACACGGATCACGTCTCCACTCTCTTCATAATCTATATTGTATGGTTGGTTAAAGAGGAAAGACCTTAGCCCAAGCTTAGCTCCAACTTCAGCGTTTTCTGGTTTATCTTCAAGCCATACGAAACCTGAATCTTCATACCGCTTAAGTGCTTCTGTCTTATCTGCACCACAGTCGATACATTGCACTCGTTCGAATACGCCATCTCCAAAAACGCGTTTGAGATTTTCCTCTCTTAATCGTTGAGCGTATGGTTCTGTGCCAAGTGAAGTGATGGCGTGGAATACAGCGCCGTGTTCTTCATGCATTTTCCGTACGTACTTAATCGCATCATTAAGAGGTGGTAAGAACCCAATCGCTGCAGATTCATTGAAGTGCCTCACAAGAACATCTGCTTCATCAACTGATAGTCCATACATCTCTGATACTTTATAGGAAATGCACTTGCCTTTTTTATAGCCTTTACGCTTCATCCACCATTCAAATGAGTGGGCCCACGATAAGAGCACTCCGTCGACGTCAGTTAATATAATCATTATCTATTTTCGTAATAATACGTTAGTTCTTCAATTAGGGGATCAACCCAATCTTCTGTATTTTCTTTAAAAATGATGGGCTTATCATCTCCATCAACAACCATCAGCGTGACAAGCTGATTCACCGCGATGCCAGTTCGTTCTTCAAACATTAAAGCATAAGCACACTCTTGCATGAAGTACGAACTAATTTCGCTACGCTCTTTAATTCGCCCTGATGTCTTAAAATCTACGATAGACAACTCACCATCAAACTCTGCGATACAATCTACCCGACCTGCAACCTTAAGAACGGTTGAGTAAAGAGGACATTCTTGCATGTAGACTTTACCAACTTTGTCGTTAATTACTTTACGCAGTGTAGTCCAACTATGCAGAACATGTGGCATGCGATCACCTGGTGTGCGGATATAGTCTTCTTCGTTATTGATATACCTTTCAGCGATATTATGAACTGCGGTTCCCCGTGTTGTAGCATGACGAGTAATCCGCTTAGCTTCTTCTTCACCGATGTTAGCACGCCATTTAGCCCATTTTCCACGATCACGGTAGCCGAGGGCTGTTGTAATAGAAGGGTACTTTTCACCTGTAGGCGTTATGTAAGTACGCCCTGATTTAAGTGTTTCAGCCTTAAGGTCTTCATAACCTAAGTCAATATTTTCGTGTTTAAAATTTGGTCTAAGCATCTTTCTTAAAATTTCCTGTTTTACTGATCTTACCAACCGATCCATTAAAGTTAAGGCCAGGCGCGCACATGCCTCGACTAACTTCTCCATTTTCTCCACACGGACAATTCTGTCCACACGGCAAATCGCGATCATTTACGGAATGCATTTCTTCCCATTCCTTTTCGCATTTCTTACAGTGATAATCGTATAGCATAATATTAATAGGTGTCAATCGTGTTTTCTTTTCCAGACGCTTTCTTAATTCCTTTAAGAACGTCGTTCCACTCGTTTCCTGCTCGTTTAATTGGGTGTATACTATCGCTTACAATCGCAGGTGCACACACACCTCGTTTTATAGTACCGCTTTTACCACACGGGCAGGGTTGGCCAACGGGCTTATCCCTATCAGCAGATAGATGGGATTCTTCCCAAGTTTCGTTGCATTGTTCGCAATAATAATCGTATAGCATATTAGAACCAATCTGGTGTTGAACGTTTGGTCCAAACCATTTTGAACCTTTCTTGTTTTGTTTTATAGAACGCGCGGTATGATTTAACGACATCATCGAACATGCATTCTGGATTCGACTTCATCGCTAAAGGCCATTTGGTGAGTGGACCATTAGAAATATTTGCTGGACCACAGAATAAGTCTTTTCGAAGTATTTCGTCTGATTTGTGGATTTTGCCATAGCGGAATGTGTATTCTTTACAAAGTGCATCGAACAGTTTCCAGTGCCAGCGGTAATTTTCTAGTGATTGCGCTGTCCATACCGTACAAGGATGGTGCATATGAACTGCTTTGTAATAAGTATCCTCACGCTCATCTGGTAGTACCCAATAGCGTGACATTGTTTTACCCGAATTAGACGGTCTCCTCTCCTCAGCGCCATCAAGCATGCGGTGTGCAGTTGATAGCATCTGAGCAGATTCGACGATCATCTTAGTCGTATGTTTATCGCAGTGCATCTGAGCTGCAATAACAGGATCTTTATCTAGTACAAACAAATTCATAATGTATATTATACCACAGTTTAAGTCTTTTGTACACTACAAAATCTCAGGGAAACAAGCTTCTACAAGACTCTTTGTAATTTTACGGTATTTCTTATTCTTAAGATTTGTGATAGTTCCATCTTTAGCAGCGCAGAGGAGCAGCGCGTCTTCTTCAGGCAGTTGCTCGAGCATACCAATCCAGATTTTTTCCTTTTTAATTTGAGAGATCTTGCTGCCTTTAACTAGCATGCCAATGTGCCTAAGTACATTAGCGATAGTTGCAGGTTCGCGACCTTCTTGAACTGGGTCAAATGGCGGTTTACCTTTCGGTAGATCGAGAATGATCTTATCGTTATAGCACAGCTGAAGAATTGTCTTTACTTGCCTGTACGCGTTTTCTTTTAGATACTTAATTCGATCATCTCGCTCTTCGAGCTTACAGACTTCTTCGAATATTTCGTGTGGATATTTTTGGATGGACATGATTATTTTTCAGTTATAAAGAAGTCTTTTGCGCATTCAACGAGCAAACTACACCTTTTTGTTATTAAGTAATTCAGCACTTTGTTGTTGGTTTTACCTTGTTGAGATTTATATTTATCCATAATGTTAGTCTGAATATCTTCAGGGATACAGTCTAGATCGATAACAATCTTATTGCGGCAGTAATTGCGGAATGTTGCTTCACCCATTACGTCCAGCAGATTTTCGCGGTTTTCATACCACTCTTGAATTTTCTTTGCGCGTAAGGGCGATTGGCGGCCGCCGTCAACAAATGTTCCATCAGCGCTTAAGATGTTTGGTACTCCATCGCTACTATCACCTTTACAAACATGTTCGAACTTATAGTACACTGGGTCGTCTACTTTAAGTGCTGCACGTTTCATTGGACTAAATTGCTTTACATTAGAATAGCGATGAAGCTGAATAAAGTCTTTATCAGAAGAAACGATCATAACCGGCTCGTGTTGACCGAATTCTTGAGTCGATTCAGTGAGAACTGCGATTACGTCATCAGCTTCAGCGCGATCAGCGTAGACCACTGGGAATCCCATTTCTTCTGCGATTTCGTCACGGATGTTGTTGAGGAATCCAAAGAGCTTATTCCAGTCAAGAGGTGATTCGTCACGTGAAGTTTTACGCTTCCCCTTGTATTGAGGAAACTTTTCTTTACGCCAAGAGGTGCGGTCACACGCAATGATCGTTTGCCCATACTCCTCGCGGAACTTGACGTTATAGCGGCGAATGCTATTGAGAATCATATGTCTAATAAGACTTTCCTCGATTTCTTCGGGTCGGTCTTGAGAAAAAATAGCGGCGATTGCTATGCCTGAGTAATCTATAATTGTAATGGGATGCCTTTCCTTATGGTATGTTTATATGTAGCTTATTGCTTTACTACTATATTATACCATAGTTTAGGCCTTTTGTACACCGCTAAGTGAAGTCTTCTGGTGTAAGGGCTTTTAGATGAGCTCTATTGATACGACCGCCAAAAAAGGCGTTGTGATATTCTTCTGGTTTTAATAGCGCATGAGTAGTCATTTGCTCGTAGCACTCCATATAACTCATCACGCCCTTTGATTTGCAGAGATGAATGATTTCTCGTTTGAAGTGGTCTAATCCGTTTTCTTCAACAATAAGTTTTACAGCTTCACTTGAACCGCAATACGTTTTCCAATCAGATTCTTTTAAAGATCTGCGCTTTCGCGTCTTACCTTTCAAAGGTGGTTTAGTCACTTTACTGACGAAGCATTTTTTCCCGATGTATTTCATGCCAGTAGAAGTATCGGTGACAACATAGACAAACCCTACGTTATCACCGATCATTTCACTAGTAAACTCTTTACCTTTGTAACTCCACATGGAGTTATTTATTCGTACTCTTCTTCGCCGATTAGTTCTACTTCTCCGTAATTTTCAGCACCACAGAATGGGCAGTACGATGGATGTAAGTCTGGATCGACATCTTCATCTCTGTATTGAACAGAGTATTGTGAATCGCAGTGGCGACAATATTGTGTTTCTTTAATCATTAACCCTCGCACGATGTGCATGTAAGTAAGTTGCGTGATAGCTCTTGTGCTGGATTAGTACCACGATGATAGTAGAGCGTTTTTACACCCTGTTCCCACGCGTAAATGAGAAGTTGATTTGTATCGCGTGGTGGAGTCTTAGGGTGAATCATTAGATTAATACTCTGCGATTGATCAATGTACTTTTGACGAATACCTGTTTGTAGAATAACTTCCTTCTGTGAGATTTCACCGAATGTTTTAAACACGTCTTTTTCGTGATCAGATAAGAACATTAAGTGTTGAACACTTCCACCCGTTACAAGAATAGACTTCCATACATCAGAATTGTCATGACCGTGTTCTTTAAGTACTTCCTTTAAGAAAGGATTCTTATAAGTAAACTTACCTTTTGCGAGATCTTTCACAAAGTAGTTACTATTCAACGGTTCAATACTAGGTGATACTTGACCAAGTATGAATGAACTTGAGGTTGTAGGTGCGATTGCTTGAGTTGTCATGTTCCTACGACCCGAGCCTTTTAACTTTTCAGGTACACCGTAAGTTT